CCCACTACTCGTTTAACTTAGCATACGCGAAATTAAACGGTCACTCCACCGAAAAAGGTAGAGTGGTGTAGCCTGTGCCGGCATTCGCCAGGCAGTCCAGCCTCTCACATATTTGTGCGTAAGACTGGGCACCCTACTGCGGATGATACACTTATCATCGTATTGCCTATCACTCTCAAGATCGTTCCCGTAAAAGAACGGATGAGAGTGGGAAGCCAGGTATTGATAGCTAACGTCCCCTCGTCGACTGGCATCGAGATGCCAGAGGAAAAGGGTTCGAGAGTCGTCAATACGCCTCTTCTTTGCCATGGGTGTAAACCCACGGAATTGAAGGATACCATGATGGGATCGTATCAATCTTTGGTCGTAAGCATCGTTTGGTGTTATCCAGACTCCGCTTACTGTACTCTCGTTAAGAGGAACTAAAGGAAGGTTCTCAGTGACCACCATGGTCTCTAAGGCATCCCAAAGCTCCCCCTCCCAAGAGAGACGTGCCAACCCGTTTACTAGGTGACATAGCTCGATTTTCATCGAGTTCTGACACCGGACGTAAAAGGGAGTCACGTCACATCCTTCGTACCAGTCCGTTCCACAACTTTCCCGAAAGGGTCCGTCGAGGAATGATTTGGATGGGTTCGGAAGGAAACCAAAGAACTTCAGCAAAGCCAAAATCCGAGGAGCAAACTTTGTAGGTACGACGAGATCATCGCCGTATACCGCGAAGTCATTTCCTCCAATCACAGCTTTGCAGAACGCAGCAAAAATCAAAGTCTCGAGAGTAAAAGTGGCTCCGTTGCCCATTGAGGACAACTTTGCATACTTGTACAAACGACCGAACCCCCGTCCGTAAGGACTTCTGAAGTCGCAGAACAACTTAAACCATTTGATTGGTAAAAGCCACGCTGCTGTATTCAGTGAAAGGGTATCGGAAGCCATACTCAGGTCGATAGTGGCGTAAGAGCCATTAATAGACCCGATTCTGGCTAAACTTTGGTTCTTGTCTTGTCGACGTAGGTCCACCGCGAGAATGCGGAGGCGGCCTTTAACGTACGTATCTAGAGCAAGCTGAAGCGGCAAATTACCGTCCGGCTCGCAGGCGATCGTACGATGCGTCTTCCAAGATTTGGGTACAGTTTCAACTCGATTCGTCGTTACCACCTTAAACGACATGGTCTTGTAGCCCCAAAGGGCTCCAAGAGCACGCAAGTAAGGTAGTGCAGACGAAGTACAAGGTACGCCTCTTATCCCCACCTTCCGGTGGGGTTGGGAAGCACGCCTTGCTCGAGTTGAACTCGCTCCTGGTGTGACACGTACCATCTTGGGTAGTGAATCCAAGAAAGTACCACTGTCGCCAAGCACGTTTGCAATCACATGCTCGGTCGCCTTGATATCTCTAGCGAGATCGTATTTGATACGATTCTCGTGTTGAGAATACCAATCCAGACGCTTGTTTGTGATTCGACAGAGAGTTTCAGCTCTTTCAAAGCTGATTCTCGCGGCCTCCTCACACTTCAC